TTTTTATGATTAAGTGGTAATAATACCAAAACCAATATATATTAAATAGTAAAGTTTTAAACTCTATATATTAAAAAAGCCACCCATAAGGTGGCTTTTATTTTTAAAATTCATCGTATATCATAAAGTATAGTTCTTCCTTTGGTCTAGTAACAGCGACATAATGTATGTTGCGGCCTTCTTCATCGATTTCACCATCTTCAGTTATAAAAGAAAATTCACTAAAATCGTACATATAACCACCTTCTTTTGCTAGTAATTGTGGGTCGGCAGAGTTAACGACAACACATCTAGGAAATTCTCTACCCTTACTTTTATGGATTGAGGTGACAAACACATCTAGATGTTGGTTATTTTCGATGAATCCAACCAATTCCTGGACATTTAAATAGTAGGGCAATACTTCATTAAGTTTTTTCTTTAAAGGCTCTGAGATCGAAGATTTCTTGATATTCTCTAAGTCTGTTTTTGTTATGTAGTTAAAATACCTCATCGGTATTTGTTTTTTTAAACCCTGCTTCTCTATCTCTTTAATTACATTATTTGTTCTAACCAAAACCGTTAGTGGTTTTCCGTCTTGCATCATAGCATATAGTGTCTTTTTGGTTATGAACTTATTATCAACAAAACCCTCATTTTCAGATTCTGGTATGGCCCTTAACGAACTAAACTTATTAGCGTTCTCAACAATTTTTTTATGTGATCTAAAATTTTTAGTTAAAGTTAACTCGATAACGGTTTTTTTATTCTTTAGCAAACCCTCAATTTTTTCACAATTAGCCCCAGAAAACCCATATATTGATTGGTTTTTGTCACCGATAAGATAATATTGTTTCGCATTTATTGCCGACAATATTTTCATTTGTAAAGTGGACGTATCTTGATATTCATCAATAAAGATATAATCATACATACCGTTGAAGAATTGGTAATGTTGTGGATCTTTAGTCAACTTTTCGGTGTCAATCAACATATCAGAAAAATCACGACTATTAGTTTCCTTTAAAAACGCTACGTAATGATCGTAGAAATTAGGTCTAGGTGACTTAAGCCCATCGTGAAACTGTAATTTATATGCAGAGAAAGTTGCTGCGATATTAGCCCCCTCCTCATAAAATCTTTCAATTGTTTTATAATATTCTTCACGTATTTTTTGCGGGTCTTTAAATGACGGTTTTTTCTTTTCACGATACCAATTAATGAAATCATAAAAAGTTACTATTTGTTTAAATTTACCTAGCTTACCTAAAACGGAGGTTGTGAAGCTATGTATTGTTGTAATTTTAACATCCCTATCAATTCTACTTTTTAATTCATTAACAGCATCATTTGTAAATGAGAAAAAGATTATTTTACTCGGATCAACACCATTATCCAAAAGATGATTTAACCTACCAACGGTAGAGTGTGTTTTACCACTACCAGCGGTGGCTGACAATATTATGGACTCTGGCCCACTGAACTCAATAAATTTTAACTGTTCTTCTGTATATCTACTTTTCATTTGACAAAAATAGTAAATTATTTGTTTTGGGGCAAACTTTTTATTATTTTTGTCAAAGATATGGCGATTTTAACCTTTAACAATTCATTTGAACCGCACAAAACACGATTTACTCATGTGTCGTTAAATGAGAAAGAGATACATAATTGTGTCCTTTATATGAAAAAAATATTCGAGCGTGACCAAAAAAATAGGCCACCTAGCTTAATTAAAAAAGAAAAGTATGAGCGAATGTTTACAAATCTTTGCGCTGTAACGGCAATATCTAGAGTTGTTAACTTCCCGTTTATTAATTATTCGAATTTTGATAAAGACCCAGTAACCCAACTAAGGGAGACCGTTGGGCCTCACTTTGATATTGTGGTATTTAATTATGGTGAGTTCCCGCTCTTCTACTATAAAATGTACAAAAAGGCTATTTTTATTTGTAAGGTGAGTAAACTGGAGTATATCGTTTGTGGGTATGGAACACCATATATCATAAACAGCTTCCATTCAAAATCATTAATTTCTAGTCCAGAGATAAGACAGAATTCAAGTATGAGCGCTTTCTATGGTTTTGAGCACCTTAGATCACTACCAAAAAACATTTATGATTTTAAAACTATGGTGAAATAGGGTATATTTATATATAAAATATATAGAAATGCCTAGACCAACAGCAGTAAATACTGGTACTAAAAAAAACAAAACGATTAAAAGAGGTAACATTGAGATGGCTTCATCGCCAGATGTTACAAGTGGTTATGAGGGGTTAACTTGGTTCTCATCAATAGCACCAGGTGACGGAGTTGTATTTGTAACAGATAGTTATATACAGGGGTACTCAAATTTAGCTAACGCAAGACCATTATTTTATACATCCCCAAGCACTTCAGATGCTGATTTAATAAAGACAATAAATGGTTTACCTGATAGAGTCGGTCAAACACGTTTTACGTTGGTAACTGACGCATTAAACTGGGTTGCGACCAGTGGTAAATACAAAATAGTCAATAAAGAAGCTGATTCGATTTACACGGATAATTTAAGGTTACACACAGAAATCGACAATATGACTTCATACCCTAAAGCGAGTACAATCTGGTACGATATGAGTGCCAATGGGCTTCATTTCAACGAGTGTAATTTCATTCCATCACCGAATGCTCTAGGATCTGGTGTTAGGGCTTATACGAATAGTACAGATATTTTAAATACGGATTACCATTCAATATTTTTCGCAATAGAATTTAATTCAACCGACCAATACCCAAATGGTTATACTGGTAGTTGGGAAAAAATATTCGGTTTTAATGCTGGTGGGTCCGATAGATCTCCAGGTATTTGGAGATGGCCATCTGAAAGAAAAATTCACTGGAGGTATGATCCGAGTAATAGCGGGTGTGACTTCGGCAAAAACTCTGACTACGCTGAATTCGATTTAAATAAAGTTTATTTTGTTGGTGTAACGAAAAATGGTGGTACTGCGACATGTTATGTTAATGGTGTACAGGTTAACCAAACGAATGTGTCTAACCCGAAAGCAGCTGGCTCTTCAGCCATAAACCTATTCGAATATTACACAGCTAATTTAGTGAAAATAAGTTCGATGTACATATATGGTTCGGTTTTAACTGAGGAACAAGTTAAGCAATTGTATTATAGATCCCAATTAGTAACAACAAACTTAAGATCGGCTTTTGATAGTTCGAATATTGTATCACACAAATTTAATTTAACCACTAACACTTGGGCCGACTTGGTTAACAATAATAATATACAATCTGGTTTTGGTAACGGTAACCCATCATGGGCTAACAACTTTACCGATATCACCATATGTGCTTTAATTGAAAAAACATCAGCGTCCAATAATAATTATGCGTGCCACCCGATACAAAAATGGAATTCAGGTTACAATGTGAATGCTTCGTTCGTATTGTATTTCTTTGATAATTATTATGGTAATAATGCCGATGGTTTACTTGGTTGGTATGGTTACACCACTAATAATGGTTGGACCGATATAACGTCAGGGAATTACTCGTACAGAATGGGTGTTGGTGAAATAGCACATATTGTATTACAACGTAATTCATCTGGTGGGCAGCTATGGGTTAATGGTGTAAAAATTGGAACCAGGGGTGGTGGCACAGGTACGTTGGGGCCAAATACAGCTGGTTATAGTGATATAGGTGTCTACGGTCCTCAAGCAAATGCTTGGGCTAAGGTTCATCAGACACTATTTTATGATAGGGAATTAACTGACGCTGAAATCGCACAAAACTTTAAAGCGGTACAGCATAGAATAAAAAAATAAAAGATAAAAAATATGTACACAATACACGAACAAGATGTAACAACCTTAAATCAAGGTATAACGGGATCTAGTTTTCCCCCATTTATTGTTAAAGATGCTAACGGTAACCACGTTTTTTTTGGTGTGACTAGACAACAATGTGAACAATGGATTGCGAATAATTCATAATATCAAACTATATATAATAAAACATTTTTACGATGAAGAAAATTTATAAAATGACGGAAGATCAAGTTGCTAACTTGATTACTAATAGAAAGAATTCTGTTAGTGAAACTTCTAGTCCCAAAGAAACAAAAAAGAAATATAAAATCACTGAGGAGCAGCTTAAAAGAATTTTTTCTGAGTTGGGGAAAAAAGTTGTTGGGGAAATGGATAATTATAACTACCCAATGGGTTCGGATACATCAGACGCACCATGGAATCAGGATGATGGTAACGTTAGACAAGGTGAATCGGTTAGTGGTAATTTTGTTGGTTTTGAGACAGCTGATAGTGAGTACTTACTAAAAGATAAACAAAGTAACCAATTGTATTACACATTAAATGATGTATGGTATGACATACATGGTGAGTTAGAGGATTACTTAGATATCCCACAAGAGGAGGCTGAAGATGAGGATGGTAGGTATTCAACTAACATCGATGATTGGAGATATGTTATAGAAGATACTGAGCTTTTAGATGCCTTATCTAGTTATATGAACTACCAATCTAAAAAAGGTGGTCTAAAGATAGCTAATGACGTGGACACTTGGGAAGATGCTGAACAAGAATTTCTTATTGTTAAACCAGAAACCCTAGAAGCTATCGGTTCAAAAACTTTAAGAGAAAAAGCTAAACAATTCTTAGGATTAAACTAAACAATTAAATAATTCTTTTTGATCTCGGGGTACCTCAATATATAAATGAGTGTACCCCATTTTTTTTGCCGCAGCGATTCTATGTCTACCATCTATTACACCCATTAAAGAATTTTCTGTTGATAAGAGTGGCGGCTCAACTGAGTCCGAAGTTTTAAGAAAAGAAATGCAATTTTGTATACGGGACAACGATGCCGCATTTTTTGTTTCAGGTGAAATAAAAAACTCTGGGCAATCGCTTTTCAATTTACTCAAAAGCTTATTCAAATCAACTGAGATTAATTGGTTGACTTCTGGGTCACTAAGTTTATATTTCATAAGGCAAATGTATATAAAAAATAATTAATAACAAAATCTTTTGTATTTCAGTTTGTATTTATATAAAAGCTTTAAGATGATAATTAAAAAAGAAGATATTTTAAATTCGTTTGTACAACAAGAGGGTCTTTGGCGTAACGCAAAAGAAAATATTGTCAATAAAAACTCCGTTGTTTTAGAAGTTGTTACAGATCTTTTTGAGATAAAAGAGGAATCAGAAAACCCATCGTTCTATATTTCAAAGAAAAAGGATACTTTTGGTAAACCAATGATGGAAAATGATGGTGAATGTTACCATGTTACCGTTAACCCCGAGTATAAAGATTTATCTTTTGTTTTTGAGGTGATAAACGATATGTACGAGAATAAGGAGTTTGGTTCTTTAGTTTCAGAATCAGAGTTTGTTTGTGAGGAATGTTTTGAGTTAATGATCGAAAAAAGATTATTCACTGACTTTGATAAGTGGGTTTTAAAAGATGTTATTTCTGAAGATGTTAAATACCATATACAAAACAATATTCCGTTGTTAGAAAACATCTATAGGCCTGGTAGTGATAAGCACATAAACCTAATTAAGGAAACTAGATTACTTTGGGAGAGAAAAATGATAACCCTCTCAAAATTAGACACAAAATTATTTGAGGCGACCGATCTTGGTTTATTTGATTACTATGATGGTGAACTAGTTGCTTTAGACCTACCATTTACAGATGACACTATCAATGAGGCAAAATATAAGGGTAAGGAGGTCGAGCTTAATAAACCCAAAAGAGGTGGTTCTAAGAAGTTTTACGTTTATGTTAGAAAACCTGGGGGTGGCGTTAAAAAAGTATCTTTTGGGGATACGACTGGTTTATCTGTAAAAATAAACGACCCTAAAGCTAGAAAATCCTTTGCTAAAAGACACGACTGTGCCAATAAAAAGGATAAGACTATGGCTGGTTATTGGGCTTGCAGGTTACCAAGATACGCCAGCTTGCTTGGTTTAAAATCTAAGTTTGGTGGATTCTGGTAAACCATATACTGATATTATATTATCGGATATTGCGATACCCGATAATAACGTTATTATTAGAGAATTTGATCAAGACATCAACCCAATTGAACTTAAATGGCATCGGGATGATGAAGATAGGGTTGTTGAAGTTTTAAACGAGACTGATTGGTTTTTTCAATACGATAATCAGTTACCAATACAATTAAAAGAAAATGTCTCGCTAAAAATAGCAAGACACGACTGGCATAGAGTTATAAAGGGGACTGGTAAACTTAGGTTAAGAATAACTAAAAGTTAACCCTACAGGTACCGTAAACGCTTTTAGAATTATCTTCATCATCTAACCACTGAAGACCAGAGTTTGGTCCACCATAGAATATGAAGTTTGAGTTATCATCCATAAATTTTTCTTCACCACCTTCTGGCACAACAATTTCAACGCCCTGTAATTGTATTGGTTGGTCTTTTGTTTCATAATTTAAAACACCCCCGTAATTAAAAACGTATAAAGGTTTGTACTTAGCAAACCTTCTAAACAACTCAACATTAATTTTTCTATCACAACCTATCCTACCGTTAAAAGCATAGCATAACGCTTCGGCTGTTGCCCCATTAACTCGAAAATTATGTACCGATATTATTTCAACTATTGGATTTTCGTAAATCATCTAATAACGTGTCAACATTATGATACAAATTATCTAATGTACCATTATTTATTATTTCGGATGTTATACCTGTAATTGAATCCATTTCTTTTTCGGATGGATGTTCATCCACGGAAATAATGCTAGGTCTTTGTACTTTCCAAACATTACCACCTAATTCTAAAATTGCGTCTGCTTCGTGTTGAAAGCGTACATCGCAAATAACAACGTTTAAATGTTTATTATTTTCATACCATTGTTTAAACCTTTTAACCCAAATTTTTCTACCGATTACCTCAAATTCTGGGATATGTTTTTGGATATCGTATTGAAATAATTCAGTACCCATAACTTGCAGAACTAATCTTGGTGTCACACCCCAGATAGGGTCCACCGTATCTTTACTATCACCGAACACCTGGTCATCGGTAAAACCAAATATTTCCATAGCGCCACGTTTGAGTGGGTTCGCAAAACTATATTTAACAAAACCCTTGTTATTTACTAAGTAATCACCTGTTGTGTCTTTACCTGATCTTTTTTTACCTAATACACCTACTATCATTTTATTTTCTTTTTACAAAAATAATAAAAGATATATAAAAAAACAAATCCCCTTTCGGGGATTTTTTTATTTACTTAAAAATTCATCAATTATCGATTTCTGTATCCTATTTAAATAGTCTTTAGGTTCTTCTTGAACAGGTTGTTGTTCAGTTGGCTGTTCAGTTGTATCTTCCGAATCCTTGTTTTGTATTTTATTTAAGATATCAGTCATATCTTCCTCAGATATTTTAGTCATATCAATTGCAGATACGATTGAATTTATGACGTATTTATAGTCTTTTGACGTTAATTCTTCGCCACCATCTCTCATTTTTTGTGACAATTTACCAGTTAACTTTTGAACCGTCTTTAATATTGGTTCATCAGGATTTTCGGTTTCTTCACCACCATCTTCCACAGGTAACTCTTCAGTTGGCTGGTTTTCAGCGTTGTCCGCAGGTAATTCTTCAGTTGAGTAGTCTGTCGCTAAGTCAGTGTCAGTTGTATCGCTTGTTGTGTCGATACCAGCATCAATCGGTTCCTCTTCAGCAAATTCATCACCCGTATTAACAGAAGAAGCCGAATCCGTCATATCAGATCCAGCTCCTTTAATTTTAAGAACGTATCGCTCAGTTAAGCTTTTTTTTTTAAAACATCGATGTTTTCTTTGTAACCAACATTTTCATTGATTTGTTTGAACATCATATTTAAATGTTTTAAAGCTTCAGCGTATGATCTGTAAGAATGTTCGTGAATATTTTCAACACCAGTTAAGTAGTCGTAAGAATTACCGTTTTTTACTTTAATGTAAACGTGCTTTTCTTCCTGTACAATAGCGTATTCATTACCATTAGAAGCAACAGCTTCATGTAAAACATTAGCTAATTGGCCTACTAGTGGTTTATTTTCATTGATTTTTTCTTTTTCAATGCCAGCAATTTCAAGAATTCTTGCTAATTTTTGATCTGCGTCTTGTATTTTTTCAGAACCTATTGGTCTCATATCGTTTTTCTTTTAAAAAAATAATTATTCTTCTTATAAATATACGGAAATTATTCAAAAATCAATATAACTCATTCTCTAATGATAAAAACTCATCTTTAATGTCTATACCCATATTAGATAACCTATCCATATAACCAGAGCGTCTTAAATATTTAAAAACTAAATTTTCTGTACTATATTCACCAGAATCACTTAGGCCACTTTTTCTGTACGCTCTTATTTTTTCTTTTAGTTTTTTTAGTTTTAAAAGTTTAGCGTCCGTATCCTCTTCCTTTTCAATATCGGACAACTTTTTATTAAACTCTTTAACCTTTTTTATTATGTCAATTTTATTAACCTGAGGTTTTTCCTTTGTCGGTGTTTTTCTCCATTTATTATATAAGACGCTATAGATACCGTCAGAAGCTTCCAATTCTTCGGTGATATCCTGAACATAAACCTCAACGTCAAAGTTTTTAACTTTTATGTTGTGCTTTAAATTATAAATTTCTTTTTTTGCTGTAAAAAATTCATCTGTTAAATCTTGATCCTCATTAAATTTAGATTTATCCACAACCAAATGTAAGTCAACATCAGAATAGTCGGACCAATTATAGTTTGCCAAACTACCCACAAAAAGTATGTCTTCAATCGCAAATGAATCAACCCCAATACTTTCGATAAAATCTTTAGAGACTAAAATCAAATGCTCTCTAACATCTCTATCTAATTTTATGGTTGAGAAATCTTCTGACGTTGGGTTAGACCACACATCAGGGCATAAGGTTTTTTTTGGTATAAAACTATTTAATATCTTGTCCATATCTAATAAATATCACGTTTATTAAATAAAAACTATTTTTATATCAAATAATCTTCTTCGAATTCACTTGAGATGTAATGATCATCAGTTTTTTCGATCCAACCTGTTATGATATATTTCGTTTGGTTTAAACCAGGTGGGTTACCCCTATGTTTATGCGTCCATAGTGCTGGGGCAATTAATAGTGTACCAGTTTCGGGTTTAACTTTTTGGTGGTTAAATTTAAATTCGGTTTCACCACCACCAACATCATTCAGATAATATATAAAAAATAATTCTCTTTTAGCCGTAGAGCCACCCTCATTTTCATGGTGCCAAACATAATAACCCTGGTCACCTATATATCTTTGTATTTGCATGTGTGGGTGACCGCAGTTTGTTGCGCCAAAACAAGCTTGTGCCGTCCTAACTAAAGCGGCTTTCGATGAAAACTCTCCAGTCATTGTCAAAAAATTATTCTGTTCTAAATATTCAACTAAAAAACCTAAAAGATTTTCTCTCAAATAATCATATATCGTTGACCAAACCGAATTATCTAGATTTAGGTGAATCATTAGGTCTGTTGATGATTTAACTTTTTTGTTTGTACCAGCACCACTTATTCCCTCCATTTGGTTACTAGAGGTCTCAAACTCTCTAATAATAAAATCACAAACATCTTTTGTTATCGCATTATTGTATATTTTTACTAAATTGTCCATATTAAAAATTCTTTGTGTGTATTATTTTAAACGAATCTATCTTATCATTAAGTCTCAGTGGTGTGAAATTATCTTGTGTGAAGTCACATAATTCACTTCCTTTAAAATAAACAAATGCTTTTGCTTGATGTCTATCAACAATATCGTTAACATACGATCTAACCGAACTAACAAAATCTTTAAAGTCTAAACCATTATTTTCACAAATAATTAAAATCGGGTTATTAATTAAAGAATTATTATAAGAATATATTAAATCACCCTCATACCAAAATTCTATTCTCCAGCTAGATATGTCATTCATTGGGTAGGCTCCCCATGTCCCGCTGTTTAAGTACATTTCACCAATAAACTCATTATTTTCAAACCACTTAACTAGATAGTTATGATCACCCCTAACATTAACTTTGGCCGCACCATGAAAAGTTATGTTAACCCTAGAGTTATATCTCACATCAATTTCCATATTTAAACTTTTCTGTATGTGTAATTTTTTGAGATGTTTTTATTGAAATATTTTCCCTGACTTTCCGATAAATTTAATTCAGCGAAAATTTCGTGTGGCACATCATCATATTCATAAATCAGGCCGTTATTAAATGTGACCGCTAATTTCTTTGTGTTTGTGTTATATTTCCCACTTCTTATGTTTGAGCTCACGTAGGAGACGATGATTTCTTCACCAATATATTGCTTACTTGTTACTGACATTGTATTCTAGTTTTCTTGTTTGTGTTATTTTAACGAAATTTTTTACCGTACTTAAATCAATGACATCTGTAACTGTAACCAATAACGGTTGCTCATCTTCCACATTTTCAGTACTTTTCGTTGTGATTAGTAGACTATTCCCGCTAATCATTTGGGTCGTTGTATTATTGAACTCAATAAAACCCCCATCTTTAAAGTAAACTGTTATTTTTTCCATCATATTTATTTTTATAACAAAATTAAGAAAACTGTTTGGATATGTCAAGAATATACTTATCTTTGCAGAAAAACAATTGATATAATATGAAAGAGAGAATGACAAACGAATTGAGGGTGGCATTTACAAAGGGTCAGTCTATCGCCTTGAAGTACTCAGATTCAACGCTAAGATTGCAACATGTAATGTATGGGGTATTAACCACTGAGAATATGATCTATGAGATAGTTAAGTCTAAAGTTTTAGATTTTGACACAATGGTTAACGATTTAAACGAGATAAACAAAAGACTATCGGACTCAGGTAAAGATGAGATTAGTACTATACTACCATTTGAATCTGATTTACAGGATGTGATTAAAGAGTCCATATCTAGGAAAAAATCCGAGGATTATATCACAGTTGAGTTATTTTTTATGGTTGCAATTGAAAAGGATAACGCAATTAGTAAATTATTTAAAGATTATGGTTTGACCAAAACATTTGTTGCTAAAAAAATTAAACAGTTGTCCGCACCACAAAATGTTAATTCCTTTTATAGCGATGTAAACAATAACAATAATAACGATTGGTCTAAGGACAAAAAAAGTCCTAACGATGCGAATAAAAATATTTCGAGGACAAAAACCCCAACCCTAGATAATTTTGGGCGTGACTTAACGGTTTTAGCACAAGAAGGTAAGCTAGATCCTGTAATCGGTAGAGCTGAAGAAGTTGAGCGTGTTTGTCAAATTCTAACCAGAAGAAAGAAAAATAACCCAATTCTAATTGGTGATCCTGGTGTTGGTAAAACCGCAATTGCTGAAAGTTTGGCAATAAAAATCGCCACTGGTGATTGCCCTAGGCCGTTATTAAATAAGCGTGTTGTAACCTTAGATATGACATCATTAGTTGCTGGCACAAAATATCGTGGTCAGTTTGAAGAAAGAATTAAAGCGATTGTTGACGAAGCTAAAGATAGTCCTAATGTAATTTTGTTTATCGATGAGATTCACACAATTGTTGGTGCTGGTAATTCCTCTGGGTCTTTAGACGCTGCAAACGTGTTTAAACCAGCCTTGGCTCGTGGTGAACTACAATGTATCGGTGCAACTACTTTAGACGAGTACCGTGAACACATTGAGAAAGATGGTGCACTCGATAGAAGATTCCAAAAAGTCACAGTGAACCCACCTAGTATTTCGGATACAAAGGAAATATTAATGAATATTAAAGTTAAGTATGAGGATTATCATAAAGTAGTATACACAGAGGATGCTATTAATGAGATTATTGCATTGGCTGATAGATATATAACTAATCGTGAATTCCCAGACAAGGCTATCGATATTATGGATGAAGCTGGTTCTAGGACGCAGGTTTCTATTAAGGCCCCTGAAAAAATAAAGGACTTAGAAAATGAGATTAAACTCATAAAAGAAAAAAAACAACAAGTTGTTAAAACGCAAAATTTTGAACAGGCTGCACAGTTAAGAGATCAAGAAAAGAAAATACTTGCTGAGCTTGAAAAAGAAACCGCTGCTTGGAAATTGTCGATTAATGAAAAAAGGAACACGGTTACCCCAGATATGATTTCTGAAGTGGTTTCTATGATGACTGGTATTCCAGTTTCAAAAGTTACTGAGAATGAATTGAAGAGATTATTATCAATGGATACCGAGTTAAATGGCTGTGTTGTTGGTCAAGATGAGGCCATCAGTAAAGTAGTTGCATCTATAAAGAGAAATCGAACTGGTATTCGTAAGCAATCAAAACCAATTGGATCTTTCTTATTTATCGGACCAACTGGTGTTGGTAAAACTGAATTGGCTAAATCT